CCCATGGATTCTTGAAATTTTGGGATTTGTTGCAGATCTTTGAGTTTTCCTACACCTGTATGGTCATCGCCAGCACAGTAGAAAAGTCTAACAGTGCTTCTAACGAAGTTCTTGTTGTGTAGTCTCTTATAGTACTTGCCAATGCTGACATCCTCTAGGGTATTGAACCTAAATCGCGTTGCGATCCAGGATGCCATGCTTGACAGGGTAAGAAGACATTTGGTCAGAGGTTCTCCCATGAGTATTCCTCTTGCAGTCGCCCAAGTGACGTTCTGCATGGTTCTATTTGAACCAGTCCTTCTCTTCTCACCAAATATGAGACGTTGCCTAAGCTCGTCTGGGAAATCCCTGATTTCTTTTTGTGACGCAGCATAGGTAAGTAGTCTTGGACTACAGAGCAGTGAAGAAGCCTCCTTGAGGTATTTCATTGTTCCCGTGTCTATTAATTTCGCAGTCATTAGACCTTCAGCGTATCCGCAAAGTAATCCTTTCGATACATCGTGCCTTGCACGATCAGTGGCTGAGGTTAAATCTGACGACGATATCCATTTATTCTCCTTTGGAGTGGATTCACCATAATGGTTGTAATGGGAAAGCCCAAACCGCCATAGATGGTCTGTCTCCACTAAGCCCACTCTGGCCCCAGGTAAATTCTCAAGGTGTTCCTTGAAGAAGTGACCTGCAGGAGATAGGAAGAGGTTCAACCAGGTTTCACCTGCTGTAACTGGTCTGATCTTGCAGCCCGGCTCAGTGACCACAGCAACTTTTGCTGCGGGATACATTGATGCCCTGTCGTTCTTTTCCTTTTCTATTTTGCTGAATATAAAGAGTAGTCTACCCAAGCGGTTATCTATTCCTTTGTAGAATTCAGTTTCCAATGAGAAGTATGGCTCGATGCCTTCCGCGAAACTGCCGCGCAGTGGTTCCGTTAGGTATGCGATTTCCCAGACCTGAAGAGGTCCGTGGTAACTTTCGCACACGAGGTTTCCATAAGGATCCCTATAGACTTCCTCGTCAAGCTCAAATACTTCGTTCACTGGAGTCTTGAGAAATTCATAGAAGGGCTGCCCTTCTTTAAGAATATTCCATTTACCTCCACTTTCTCTTGTATATTCATAGCTAGCTCCGCTCGCTAAGGACAGATGCATGTCTGTTACCTTAGGTGCGCGTATTTTCTGCATCCTCCTTGAGGTGTAGTCCGCGCATATCTTCCCAAGTTGGAAGGCTTTGCTATATGCTCTTTTGTCATAGTCACAGGGCTTTGACATAGAGTCTATGAATTCTTTTGTCTTCTCTCTACGGGATTTCGAGCCCGGAGGTGGAAGTGTTCTGGTCTGAGATAGACAGGATATCTCCCAAAGCTTCTGTTCCTCCGATTCGAAAAGTCCATTTGAGTCAACTCCCTTCGAACTTTCGACTAGAGCCTTGATTCTCATTTGGTCCTCGTTGAGATCAGAATATTTTATTCCTTCCTCAACCGCTGATTCGAATCGCTCATTCTGCATTGCAGTTGTGAACTTTTTCCAATCTTTGGTGAATTTATCGATTCCGTATACAAAGCATTGCTTTGCTACGTGTTTCGAGAATTCTTTGAGGAATTCTAAATTTACTACTGACCCATAGGCTAACCATACTGTGTAAATCATTGATTTCACAGTAATGGCAATCTTATCGTCTCTTCGTGTGCAGAACATCTGGATTCTGTACCTACACTCAGAGTGTGAAGGAAGATTTAGGTGTTGACGGATTCCGTTGATAACCATTCTTTCCTTCAGGGACAGTAATTTACTAAGAGTAAATTCCTTCTCTCCATGCATGACATGGATGTGGGAAGGACTAGTGTGCTCCTTGAGCCACTTAGTCTCACCCGCAAAGGTGTCCGGTTGCAGGCTCGCCCTTGTGCGACCTAGCTTCCAAGGAAGCAGCTGACCAAGTTTCAGCAACTCCCCTAGTGCATCAATCGACTGAGGTGCGGCCATGCC